CGGAAGCCGGAGAACTCGGTATGAAGCGTGGCGAATACGGTCAGGGTCACGGCAAGCAACACTCTTGGGGTTATTACGGCGACCCCGGCACGAACGGTGTACTGAAAGAAAAGAAGAACGGTGGGTTCGTGGTCATCACCCACGGCAACCCCGCCAATATGCCGATGTACGAAACGGTAAAGGAGCTGCAAGACCGGCTCACGGAAATTGCGAAGGAGGTATTTTCATGATTGATGTGGAGAGTCAAATCTACACTCCGATTGTGGAAGCCCTGAGAGCGCAGTTCCCCGGTATCTTGGTCAGCGGCGAGTATGTCAATGCTCCTACCCGTTTCCCCTATGTGAGCTTGGTGGAGCAGGATAACTACACCACGGAAGATCACATGGACAGCGGAGATACGGAGCGATTCGCTACGCTGATGTACGAGGTGAATGTCTACTCCGATAAGGCAGGCAGTAAGAAATCCGTTTGCCGAAAAATCATGAGGTTTGTGGACGATCTCATGTACGCCAAGAATTTCAGGCGTATTTCTCTGTCCCCCGTTCCCAATTTGGAGAACGCAACAATCTACCGTCTGGTGGCTCGGTACAAAGCCGAAACAGATGGAACTACTCTTTACAGGAGGTAAATGAAAATGGCTATTTCGACCTATAAAACCTTTCTGATGAAGAAAGGTG